AGACCACCACCCAAGAGGCTTAATTGTTTGCGTTGCGTGGTCAATCTCTGCTACTTCTGTATCATAACTAAGTACGTGAGTTGATGATGCTTTTAAGTTCTGCTTGTATTTGTCAAATGTTCTCATATTGTGTAATCTCCTTTATTTGTTGAATTTATTTGTTTCTGTCAAGTTCCATTCTACTTGCCTTTCAAACTCTCGTTTCTGTGAATCCTCGGCTACTTTTGTTAATGTTGCAATCAGTGCGGGAATGTCTTCAAGCTTAAAGAATAAACTAGCCTCTGTTTTATGATCGGAAAAGTCTTTTTTTGGCACTCTGTCTATACTAACGATTAACTTGCTTTCATCTTCTAGTTGTCCGACTTGCATTTCCTTCCATGTAGATAAGCCGACACCATTCCAGCAACGTGCTTTTACTACCTTTCTATCAGTTCCAAAGCCTGATTCTATTTTTATTTTATTTACTTGTTCCATTGTTTTATCTCCTTGTTATATATACTATACTATCTTAATTGAATAAAGTTCCAATTTATTTAAATTAAATTAATCTTATTTCTGATTCATTTATATATTCTATAAACTCGCTTAAATTTTCATCTAGTGTGAAATCGTTGTCATACTCCCATTTATATTCTTCATAGAAACCCGCATTTGTTACACCACCTGCGAGTAGTTCCGAACCTCTTTTAATTAATGTAAAAATTGCCTCCTCTCCAAAACTACATCCATACTCACCAATATATTTATCTTGTACATTCATTTTAAAAACTCCTTTTATTTTGTTTATATATATCATACTAATAAGTATCAAGAAAGTTCCAAAAAACATTAAAAAATATTTAATATATATTGGGGGGTTTGTTGCAAAGGGTGTATTTCTAAGGTGTACAATATTTAAATATTATATAAATGTAGGCAGACACGTAGTATATAATGGTTACTTAATACGTCTATAACTCTGTAATTCGTGCGATATTACACAAGTGCGGTACTACTACAGACTACGTACGTGCGTGCGTTTATATATATATTCTACGAACGTGCACAATATTTGCGACGTTGTGTAATCTGAGCGAAGCACCTACCTACGTGCGTGCACATAATATATATATATTCTACAATATAAAAAATATTACACAATTTATTATTTTTACAGAATAATTTATTTTTAGATAAAATAAAATAATTCAAAATAAATGGAACTTTTACAGAACTATATAGTATAGTATATATGAACATGATGTTTCATAATAATAATAAAAACGAAAGGACTCATAATATGAGCAATTTACAAGTAGTTAATAATAATAGTAACATTACAGAATCTAACCTTAATCCTGAAATGGAGATAAATTCTACAATAGATGTATCTTCAGCAATCTCTCAAGGTTCTGAAGTATTAGAACAATCTAGAGAAGAAAACACAGCAGGTAAGATTAATCCATTCAGAGAAGTAACTAAAGTTCCTCAAGTAGATAAAGAAACAGGATATCACTTTGGTAAGTACAATATCTACTTTGAAGATGATAAGAAAAAATCTCTAGGTGAAGTATCTGAGCAATATCTGATAATAGATAATAAGACATTATCTAATAGGTTTGCTGAGGCTAGAAACAAAGTAGATGGTAAATGGAAACTACAGTCTATATGGTGCAACGGCTCACAGTTTAGGGAATCTTGGGTAAAGCCTCATACTAGCAGAGCACTAGCTAGTGTTGGAGCTACTCTTGAAGAAGTCTATGAAGTTACCAACAGTTATGATGGGAGCTTGAAGGCTGCTTTTATGAGATACGCTAGAATACTAGAATGTGAAAACGGCTGGATATCTAAGAATCTTACTAACTCTATCTCCTTTGCTCATAGGCAAAGTAATATTGATTGGGATAGTCAGGTTATTGCTTTTGCTAAAGCGATGGTAGGTAAAGGTAGTGATACATTTATGAATACTATGGAGGCTAATATTAATAAGTTAGCTATTGATGTAGATGAAGATATGTTAGCTCTTTACAGAAATAAGTATCTTGGTGTTAAAGCTCTAGGTGATGGCGTCTACGGTCAGATGATGACTAAATACTTTGCTGATGGTAATAAGACATTATTTGGTTTAGCTCAGGCTGGAACTTATATCACTACCCATAGAGATAAAGTTAAAAAAGCTGACTTTGATAATAACGGTAAGATTGTAGATAGTTGCATAGCTTTTGCAAATGATATATTATCTCCTGAAATTAAAGTAGATGAGAATCAATACACATTAGACTTAAACTCAGCTAACTAGTACCTATCCTCACATGGCTGGAGTTATCTCTGTATAGCTCCAGCTACCCACCTTAAAATTCAATCCTACAATAAATAAAAAACTGCGACGTAATTTATTTTTGCGACGTCATAGATATGGATAGCTTTAGCTATACATTATTAGTTAATCTTTTATAAATAGGATAGCTTTAGCTATACCTTATTATTTTTGCTTTTTTCAACCCAAGAAACCTAATCTCAAAAGGGTTAAGGGGGGTATCCCTGTATATAAAAAGAGAAAGACACATACTAAAATATTTTTTTTAAAATTTTCTGAAGTTTACTATGGTGTTATCTAGGATCTATTGCGGGGCGGGTACTATATAAAAAAAGCGGGTACTATATATACTACTTACTATATACTATATATACTATATACTATATATATATAATATATATTATATATAATATATATATAACAGATACTATATACTATATATACTATATACTATATATACTATAGTACTACTATAAATCCAACGGACTAAATAAAGGGGGGATAGATAATATTATTATATATAGTTGCAGTTTGTCAAGTTTTTATTAAATTTAAATATGGATAGAGAGATAACAATGCTTGAGAAAGCAATATACGGTGATTACGAGATAAAAGACATCTATACTAACCTAGAGCGGTGTAGAGAAATATCAAATGAATTAAAAATACTAGACATCATAGAGCCGTCTGGTAGAAACGTAGGATTGATCGCAGAGCTAGTATATCGAATGAATAATATGCCAGAGCTACAAATAATAGAAATGGACGAATATAACCTTAACCAACCCAACTAGCTTGGCGTTACAGCGTACAGTCAAAGGTGTTGTCCATTATGCTTACGAAAGTAAAGAAGAGTTCCGTACAGCACATCCTACAGAGCCTATCGTAAAGAATTGGAAAGAAGCTGAAGAGAATCAGTGGTGTCACTCAGATGACGGTAAGATAGTTCAAGTCCTTAAAAAAGGATATATGAAAGGGAATAACACAACAGATGGGTATATCCGTACAATCATTGGTATGTTTAATGTAAAAAAGAAAACAAAGCTTCATGGGACAATAAAAGATTCTATCTATAGATTTGTAAAAAAGAATAGTTATGACTCCAGAGTAAAAGGCGGCATGACTAGAGAAAAGAGAATGTTTTCTAAATACATTGCAATGGGCTTAGATCCTGAGAGTGCTTATATGAAAGCATATCCCAAGACAACAGATGCAGAAGCAGCTAAACGAAAATCAACATTACTACTTAAGAGCAAAACAGTGAGGAATCAAGTGGATAAAGAAATAGAAGAGTTAATGGCAGACGTAGGTATTACAAAAAGATACTTATTAGAAAGCACAAAGAGCGTTGTCGATAAAGTTGAAGTAAGAGATGGCGATAAACTAAGAGCACTAGAAACATTAATGAAGATATCGGGAATGCTTAATACAGATAAGAAGTCCGAGTCTATTGCACTGATACAAGAGTTTACTGGATTCAGTAAAGAGAAGTTACAAGCATTTGAGCAAGGGATGTTAACAGGTAAGAAAAAGGAACTAACAAGTGGTAATACAAGCAGTAGTAGTTAATGATAGGTATTGGAATACACAGACTAGCTCTGTTTGGAGCTATACAGTACCTAAATCAATCAAACTAGGTAATAATCGATATAACATAGCATTTACAACAAAAGAGTCCGTTAAACGTAAATAATGGATAATTTTAATATTAATCCATCCCCATCTGAAATGAAAGAGCGGGATGAAGTACTAGCAAAGTCCTATAAAAGTCTTATTTACTTTGGCAGAGCCTTCTTACCAAATGACTTTCTTAAAAAGTCTAAGTCACCAGAGTTCCATTTTGATGTAGCAAATAAATTAATATCCTCTAAACCCGGTAGTCGTAGCTGTATCATTATGCCTAGAGGGTTTGGTAAGTCTATCCTATCAAAAGCAGCCATTATGCATAAGCTTGTGTTTGCTCAAGATGATGAGCAGCACTTCATTGCATGGGTATCCGAAGAGCAAAGTCAGTCTATTGACCACTTAAAGTATTTACGCAATCATTTTGAAATGAATAAACGTCTTCGGTACTACTTTGGTAATTTAGATGGAGGTGCAGCGGGAAAGCGTTGGACAGAAAAAGATATCGTAACACCTAAAGGAGACAGGCTAATAGCAAAAGGTACTTCACAGAGACTTAGAGGTCGTGCAGAAGTAGATGTTCGTTATACTGGTATCATCTTAGATGACTTTGAATCAGAACTCAATACTAAAACACCAGAACGTAGAGCAGATATTAAGAAATGGATCGTATCAACAGTATATCCCGCACTAGAGGAAACTCCGGGAAGAGAAGGTTGGATATGGTTAGCGGGAACGATAGTTCATTTTGATAGCTTTTTGCAAGCGGTAGTAGACGGAAACAAAAAAGCTCAAGACGAAGGTAGAACATATCCTTGGGCGGTTACTTTTAAAAGAGCAATAGAAGATGGTAAGTCTATTTGGAAAGATCAATTCTCTTTAAAGAAGTTAGCAGCAAAGAAAAGAGAGTTTATCGAAGCTGGTCTTGTCAATAAGTTTGCACAAGAATACATGAATGATGCGAGGGATATCTCTAATGCAGCGTTTAAAATAGATCGAATACAATACTTTAGTGGTAAGGTAGAAAATAGAAGCAAGTTCAACTACCTGATAGACGGTGAAGACGCTATTCCAATAAACATTTACTTAGGAGTAGATTTAGCAGCAACAGCATCGGAAACATCTGACTTTCAAGTTATACTTGTAATGGCGATTGATTCTAATAAAAATAGATATGTCTTAGAGTATTTCAGAGAAAGAATACCTACATTCGATGTCCCAAAAGAAATTATAAGATTAGCAAATAAATATACACCAGTAAGGAGAGTCACAATAGAAACCGTAGCGGCACAAGAAATGGTTAGAGATATGGTAACAAGAATGTCTGCTACTGAAAAAAGACTGATGCCCGGAATCTTTAAAGGTGTTAAACCACCTGCTAGAATTAAAAAGCAAGATAGACTTGAGACAAGCTTAGGTGTTATTGTTAATTCTAAAAAGTTATACATAAGAAGAGAAATGACAGAATTAGTAGATGAGTTCTTTGAGCACCCAAAGCCTAGAAATGATGATGTAATGGATGCTTTATATTATGCAGACTACTTTGCCAAAGCTCCTAAAAGCACAAGAACTAAACGAGAATCATTACTAGAAGATGATTTACATCCAGTTAGAAAACTTAAAAAAAGAGCTTATAATTGGATGACTGGTTCAACCACGTAATAAAATATTATTTGTCTTTTGTTTATGTATAACTTATATTTAAATTCAAATCCACATGCCACGATATTCTAAAAGATCAAAAAAGAGATTAGCATCCTGTGATGAGCGTTTGCAGGAAGTATTTAATGAAGTAATCAAACATGTAGATTGCTCTGTCCTCGAGGGGCATAGGAGCAAAGAAAGGCAAAATAAATTATATGATGAAGGTCGTACAAAAGTTAAGTATCCTGACGGTAGGCACAATACTAATCCTTCTAAAGCCGCAGACGTTACCCCTTATCCTGTGGACTGGGAAGACAGAGAAAGGCAGACTTTATTCGCTGGCTTTGTTATCGGCATTGCTCGTGGGATGGGCTACCGCATAAGATGGGGCGGAGACTGGGATATGGATTTTCAAGTAATGGATAACCGTTTCGACGATTTTCCTCATTTTGAAATAAGAGATAAGTAATGCCAAATACGACAGATACAGTAAAAGCAATTTTAACTCCCGGTGAATTTGTGATTCGCAAAGAAGCTGTGGACATGATAGGAGTTCCCACATTGGAAAAATTAAACGATATGCCTGAAGCAGGTGGTCATTCTGAAATAGATAGACTGATTGCACAGGCTACATTAAAAAATATGACTGGCATGTATGGTGGCGGTATGGTTAATGCAGAACAGTATGGTACTGGAGGTATGGTTAATCAATATCAAGATGGTGGGCAGGCTATGTCTAACTTAAAACCAATTCCTGATAATAACCCCGGACTTGCTAAACTACCTGAAGATGTTAGAAATAAAATGGGTTACATGCAAAATGGTGGATTAATGGAAATGATGCATGGTGGTAAAGCTAAAAAGAAAAAAGAAATGTATGGCTATCAAGATGGCGGACAAGCTTATAGTCAAGCTCTTTATAATACCCCATTAGAAAATTCATTTGCACAAGCCTCAGAACCCGGTTTATTTGACGTTGGTTCAATATTGTCTGTATCTGCCGATCAAGTTGGCGGTGAAGGTGGCAGAAGGTACTACTTAGGTGAAGGTCAAAGTAAGATGTTAAACATGGCTAGAAAAAAAGCTTCTATGAGAGCTAGGCAAAAAATGGCTTCTACCCCTCAAGATTCAATACCTGCGGCATTAGTTGAGTCTTATTTTGAACAAGCTCCTGAAAAAGAAAAAGGCGGTTTCCTTAAAAAACTTTTAGGTATGCAGGATGGCGGTGCAGTTCAAGATGATGCTCAAGTTCAAGCTATGATGCAGCAACAAGCTATGATGCAGCAAGAGCAGCCTAGTCCGTTTGTACCATTTGACCAAAGACCTCCAAGCTCTGGCGATACGATGTCATCAATACCAATGGGTATGCAGCAAGGTGATTATATGAAATCGTTAAGGGGTGAGTTAGAAATGGAAAACGAAGAGTTAACTAGGGATAAAATGCAAAACTTTTTAGAAAGATTAAGATTAGATTCTTTATCAGAAAAACTAAGACTGGATTCTTCATCCGAAAGAATAGAAAGAAGTCCTCAAGACTCTATGTATTATAGAAATACACCACAGCAAGACTATTTTATGAATAAGTACAGAGAAGAAATGATAAATCCTAATTACTTTCCAGAAGGTAATTAATGGATCAAGACCCTCGAGCATTACAAAACGAAGAGTTATATCGCCAATGGCGTGACGCTCGTTCTGAGTGGGACACTGAAGCTAGAAAAGATATAGACTTTTATCTTGGTAATCATTTTACTGCGGAAGAGTCAGATGAGTTATCTCAACGCAATCAAGCGGATATACCTATGGATAGGGTATCGGCTGCAATAGAAAAATTTAAAGCAGTATTAACATCTAGACCACCAGCATTTACAATAACTCCTAGAGAAGATTCCGATGTGCAAGTAGCTACATTATGGAGAACTATCATGGGTTATGTTTGGCAAAAATCAGATGGTGACTGGCAAATGAAACAAGCGATACAAGATTATGCTACTACTGGTATGGGTTATCTATATGCTTACATTGATAGAGAATCAGATTTCGGTAGAGGTGATGTCAAGTTTACTTACCTCGACCCTTTTAGGGTATACGCATCTCCAAGCTCAAGAGATCGTTGGTTCGGTGATTCGGATGGTCTTATCCTTTCTACCATTCTTACCGGTGAACAAGTCGTCAACCTCTACCCTGAATTAAATGATACAGTAGATCCAAATACTGGTGAAGAGATACCGGGTATTATTCGTGATATATCTGGGTTTACTTACGACGACGAAGATTATCCATCTTCACAAAATACAAACTCAATGAATGTGTTTACACCAGCGGAAGTAAAAGATAAAGATTATTTTCAAGTAAAGAAGTATCAAATATTAGAACGCTTTTATAAAATAAAAGTTCCTTTTTATCGTATTATTAATATGCAAAATCAAGAAGAGGAGATACTCTCTCAAGAAGAATACGCTAAGATGATGAGTGAAAATGCAGAAGCATTTGAAATAGGTGCTTACACAGCAATCGAGGTTTTACAAACAAGAATAAAAGTATGTGCTACGTTAGGTGAAATTGTTTTATATGAACAAGTTTTAAATACAGATGAATATCCTATAGTCCCGCTACCGAATATTTGGACAGGTACTCCTTACCCCAAAAGCGATATATCTAGAGCTAGACCAATGCAGAGATTGTTAAACAAGCTATGGTCTTTAGCCCTTTCACATGCCCAAGCGTCAGCGGGACTTAAGTTATTAGTACCATTAGGTAGTGTAGATGATATTGACCAATTAGAAAAAGACTGGGCTAATCCAAATGCGGTAATCGAAGTTGATTCATCACAAGGTGAACCACATTATCCATCTCCTCAACCATTAGCTGGAGAGTTCTACAGATTAATACAGCAGTCGGAATTTTATATAGATTTTATTTTTGGATTACCAGAGATGATGCATGGCTTTGCAGATAAAGCTCCAGAGACACATAAAGCAACGGAAAGAATGATTGCTTTAGGAAGTGAAAGACCTAAATCTAAATTAAGAGATGTTGAATTTAGTATTAACAAACTTGGTAAAGTTCTTTATAATTTATCAAAGGGTCATTACACGTATAAAAAGATTTTCAGATTAGCACAACCTAACAATAATATTACTGAAGTTATGGCTAACTTTTATACAGATGTTAGCGGTGCAATTTTAGATTTAAAGAAAGATAGACACATTTTAGATCAACATGATATTAGAATTGAATCAGGTTCTACTATGCCTTCTAGTAAATATGCAGAACTTGCTGTATATCTTGAGGCATTCCAGATGGGTATCGTGGATCGTTATGAGGTTCTTAAGAAGAATCCAGAAATATTTGACAAGGAAGGTATTATGCGTAGGACTGAAGAGAAGCAATTAATGCAGCAGCAAATGCAAGCTATGTCAGAACAAATAAAGAATTTGCAAGGTGACTTGCAGACAGCCCAAAGAGAGTCTGTCAGCGATAGAAAAAGAGTTGAAGTCGAAAAGTTTAAATCTAGACTTAGCGAAGTCAATTCTGAATCTAAAGCAGATAGAAGGGTAACACGTAGTAAACTAGAAAACGAGGTGAAGCTCGAGGTGGAGAAATTGGCAAGCAATCTGAAAGATGTTCAGAGAGAAGCCAGTTCCACTCCAAAAGCCTAAGAGACATCTAAGGAGAGTATATGTCTACATTAGAACAACAGGAAGCAAGTATCGAAAGCGGAATACAAGGTGGTAATGAATCATTCGTGGAAGATATCGTCAATGAACAGTCTATCTCACAAGAGGTAGATGCAAATCAACAGGAGTTTCAAGAACAAGCCCCTGCTGTAGATTATGAAGCAGAGTCAAAAAAGTTTCAGTCTATGTATGATCGGTCACAAGCCGAAAATTCTAAACTGCAACAAGGTGCTCAATTACTTCAACTACTAGAGCAGCGACCTGATCTTGTAAGAACTCTTGAAAACGGTATAGCTAATCCACAAGGTCAAAACCAGAGCACTCAAGAAGTAGCTCCCGCAGTAGATGACTTTAATCCTTGGGAAGCCTATGATGATAAAACTGACTCAGGTAAATTTGTTGATCAAAAAATCACAAGTAAAGTTGATCGGTTAGTATCTGAAAGGTTAGCCCAGCAACAGCAACAGATGCAGGCTGAAATGCAACTGCAAAATACAGTTGGTGAGTTACGCAGAAGTTATAAGATGTCAGATAATGACATTCAAGACTTTATGCAGTTCACTACTAAACCAAAAGAGCAAGTAGGTTTAAATAACCTAGTAAAACTCTGGCAGATGCAAAACGGTAATTCTGTTGCTAATAACGATACAATGGAAGCGGTAAACGCAGCAAAACAAGCACCTAGAACTGCTGGTGTCTTACAAGGACAAGCTCCACAATCCCCTAGGACGGATTCGGATAAAGTCTTTGAAAGTATCATGGGAACAGGTGCTGGAGCAGCTTTACCATAATAATAACAACACATACTAAGAGGTATATAAATGGCAATATCATATAATACTGGATCTTTAAAGTCCAGCGATATTACTGCTCAAACTTCTGATGCAGGTGTAGGACAGAGACCCGACGCAAGACGGATTTTTAATTTTGGCGACAGAGTTGCCGAATTAACTCCGGAAGAATCACCATTCTTCGTTTACTTGAATAAAGTCGCTAAAGCTCCTACCGACGACCCAGTGTTCCGTTACTTGGAAAACAGAAATAAAATCAGTTTTTCAGATCGTTCTTTTCTGATTAAAGGTGCAGTCGGTACTGTTGCCGCAGGTTCTTCGTATTCATTTACTGTAGATACTGCTGGTGCAGGGGCTGTTGAATATTTAGTTAAAGGAATGGTTTTCTCTGTAGGTACAGTTGATACTACAGCGGGATATGGTCAGGCATTAGTAAGAGTAGACGGTTCAATTTCACATGGTGCAAGTGATTCATCTTTTACTGGTAAAGTAATTGATGTATCGGCTGTTACAGGGAGTAATAGCATTGCAAATGATGATGTAGCACAAATCATTGGTACTTCATTTGAAGAAGGTTCTGGTTCTCCAGATGTTTGGTCAAGTGAATTAGAAGATGGTTTTGGGTACACTCAGATCTTTAAAACAGCTGCTGAAATGACAAATACAGCATACGCTACACGTTATAGGGGTTACCCTGATGAGTGGAGTCGTATCTGGGCGTCAAAGCTTCGTGAGCATAAAGTTGACATTGAAAGAGCTATGCTCTTCGGTCAAAAAGCTCGTGTAGGCGGCATTCAGTACACTGAAGGTCTAGTAGGACACATTCTAAAGAATGCAAGCCCTATTGTAAATGATGATCCTTTCAGTTATTCTTCTGGAAGTGCTTATCATAGAAGTGTAGCACAGTCTGAGATGACTTACGACAGATTACTTAGTGATCTTGAAGTAATTTTTGATCCGGCTCGTGGTGGTGCTTCTGACAAGCTAGTTCTATGCTCATTACCAGTAATTACATTCTTTAATAAATTAGGTGCAGGGGCTTTCTTAAATCAGTCTATGCAGTCTGGTTCTTCAACGGATGTTAATACTGGTGCGTCTCTTGCTCGTTATAACATGTCTGAAAGACAAGGTGCTTTTGGTCATAGTATAACAGTGATTGATACAATTCATGGTAGACTAAACCTAGTTAAAGAGCCTCTATTTAGAGGTCAAGCTTCTGGTTTCATGCTAATGGCTGATATGAGTCAACTAGCTTACAGACCTTTAATTGGTAATAGTATTAATCGTGACACACAAGTAATGACTAACGTACAGTCTGCTGATGAAGATCTTAGAAAAGATATGATCTTAACTGAAGCAGGTCTAGAAGTTACT